GATCACTGATATAGCAGAAGGTTATTCTAAGAAAATGAATAGTTATTTTAGTGACTTGCTCAATGAAAAAGAAACAAAAAGTATGACATGAAAGATGACACAAGAATTTAAAAACCGCTTATTTACTGGAATAAGCACGATAGGGAAGAATTTTCGAATCCTGCTTCCCCTGCTAATTACAAGGCCGCTTAACCATCATGGTTAGGCGGTTTTTTCATGTTTTGATGTGTCATATAGTTGTGTTTAAACACAATTTAAAAGTGCCTATTTATGCGGCTTTCGACACCCTCCGTTTTAAAGTATGACACAAAGTATGACACGAAACTTCCAAAAAGTATGACACGAAATTTCTCTTTAGAAAGTGGGGCATCTGCTGGCATACAGACACCCCTGAGGTAGAAGAACATGAATAAAGTGGGGATAATCACTTATTCAGTGCTGCTAAAGTTTTAGGACCAACAATGCCATCTACTGCAAGTGGCTTTCCGGAGTCATCCTTGTGGTCCTTCTGGAACATCAGAACGCTGAGCTTAGTCTGCTTTCCGAATACTCCATCAATCTTCAGGTTGGAACCGTGTTTGTTCAGCTGCCATTGGAGCCACTTAACTGACTCTCCAAAAGCGCCTTCCTTCATTTCCGTTCTTGTGAGCTTGTAGGGATTAGGATCATCAGCTTCCACCACAACAGCAACATGGCTACCCTCTTTTAGCAAAATATCGCCTCTTTTGAGCCTGTCTGACTTGGAGGTATAAATTGTCGAGGTATAAACTTCCACGCCTCCTACAGCCATTAAAATGCTTTTTAGGGTACGTGTAGTCGCACAGTTCCCATGAAGCGTCAAGAAGCTTTCAGGTATTCCGGCATACATACACGCAACGGAAACAAGAGCGCTGCAGTCTGTCTCACAGTCTTCCACAACCTTAGAAACATCATAGTTGAATTTCCGAGCCTGAGTCAGGAGAGTATTCCGCTGATTCTGGTCATATCCGATATGGTCATTCTCAGCGGCCTTCTCCATGCACCAGGCAATCCGCTCACGCTTTTCAGGATCAGAGAACCGGATAACGCAGCTCCAAGGTTTGTTATACCAGGAGCGTTTGCACACTTCTTTTCCGGTCTGATCTCCGGCAACTCCATTCCTTATTCTGTTGGAATCGCCAATACTGGCATGAGCTATGATTGCCATAGATTTGCTCCTTATGTGGTCTTGGTGTATTCAAGAATTGCATATATTTTATATGTGTTAAAGTTGAATCCCAATGTCGTTGCAACCACATTTCCATTTGATATATAAACAGCAAGTCCATCCTTTGTGTTTAAATTTGTTGGCTCGTATGGAAATGGTAAATATGCACCTGAATCTCCTTTACAGAATCCTGAAATACTAATAACATCACCTAAGTTACTAATATTATGAGGAACTGATTTGGTAGTACTGGTGGTGCCGTTTGGGCCATATCCACATTCTATTACTTTTCTATAAATCGGCTTCCCATCAATCCAAGTTTTGCCTGTAAATATTTCACCAGTGCTATAGTTATTATTCGTTCCGTGCCATTCACTCCACGTTCCACCTGCTTTTTGACGGAAATAATAAGCATTAACATTGTGACAATAAAGAGTTTGCAATATCCTTCCTGTTGTTCCTTGTATCTGAACATGGAGGATGTTGTTATAACAACCTGTGAATGGCTTATTTACAAGTGAATCAGCTCCGTCTGAAAAATACCATCCCTCTGTGGTAACATCGTCAAGGTCAGTTGTTCCTGTTAGCCTTGTCATGTTAGCACCTTTACCTGCAAAGGCATTTGTTGCAAGTTTGTTGCTGGAACTAGCATCACTTGGTATCACTGCTGTAATAGGTTCCAATGCCTCTTCGAGACCTTCTTGTAAGTCAGCAGGAAGTGCAACCATCTTTGCTTTGATGATGTAGTTGACAGAGGTGTTTGTTGGACGAACAAAACATCTATCCACGTAAACATCGGTAATAGATTGTTCAACTTTTTGATACGCACATCCTGTCAAACCGCTGCGTGTAGAAGCATCTGCGTTAATTGTTGAATTTCTATTCTGTGCTCCGTAACCTGCAACAAGTCTATGAGTTGTTTGCTCTGTAATGAATGAATCTATACCGGTTGCATCTTGATGAGTACCAACACTTCCACCATTACCTTGTCCACTGTGACTATTTGTTCCAGCACCCCTTAAGAACTCACCTCTAAGATCTGGAATATTAAATGTTGTACTTCCGTCACCAGTACCAAAAGCAGTTCCAATGATTGCAAACAGTTTGGCATAAGTTGTCCTGGAAAGAGCCTGTCCTTGACATAACATCCATCCAGCCGGAGCAGATGTGCCACCAAAAGCTAAGATTGTTCCAAGAGGAGCATCAGCGTAGAGTGTGCCACCTGCTATTCTTTTAAGACTTCCATCTGAATTTACTTTATTTACACTCATGTGATACCTCCCTTAATCTGTAGTCTTGGTGTATTCAACAATAATTACTACTGTTCTATTGTTGTATATATTACCTTGGACACCAAATTCAACAGATGACCCAGATGAATTTTTTAGGTGATAACAAGCAACATGGTTGTCTGCACCAAGATAAGTATTGATTAAAACATCTCCTGATGTAAAACCAACATAACCATTCATTGACACCAACGAATCTAGCTCGGTTGAAAATAAAACATCTTTGTTTGTTTGCGCTGATGAGGTGACGGTACCAGAATTAAAAGTAATTACTTTCCTATAAATTGGCTTTCCATCAATCCAAACCTTATTAGTCTTTACTTCACTCTCTGAATAAAGGTCAGGAGCTGCAAACTCGTCATCATCATCAAGGTGAGCTTCTTCATATCCAAGCTTCTCTTCCAGAGTCTTTCCTTCCCATGTTGCAGTATCTCCAAGGTAGTAAGAAGCAGCTCCAGAGATAACACCATTCTCATCAACAGTAATAGTAGAACCGTCCGGCTGAACCTTACCAGGAACAGAAGCAGTTGCTATTGGAACATCACTAGCGATAGTACCGCAATCCACCCAAGTCTCAGGATCATCTGTGTAAGCAATCATGAGATGGGAAGCATTGTTTATCTGAGTAACAGTAGCAGCATAAACGCCAACACCCTGTTCACCCTGTTCACCCTGAATACCTTGAACACCTTGCTCACCTTGAGGACCTTCTGGACCTTGAATACCCTGAGCTCCCTGAGGACCTGTTGGGCCAGCCGGACCTTGAGCACCAGTATCACCCTTGTCACCCTTAGGGCCCTGAATACCTTCAGTGTTCATGTAAGTGATAAGGCTGTATGGTGGTGTACCTTCAGCTGTGTATCGGTAAATTGGATATCCAAGAAGATCTCCGGTATCAGGATCATATTCCTTGGTCATTACCATGAACATCAATCCGATCTCAGAGAAATCATTCGGATCAAATTCTGAAATGGTGTCATACTGCTTATAGATAAGGAATGGATATCCGTCATCACCTTTTTCACCTTGGATTCCCTGAATGCCTTGGATTCCCTGTGGGCCCTGAACACCCTGAATACCCTGTGGCCCCTGTGCTCCGGTATCACCTTTAACACCTTGAGCTCCGGTAGCTCCTGTTGCTCCGGTTGGACCTTGCGGACCTATTGGACCTCTCTCACCATTTGGAACATCCATGTAAGAAGTCTGAACAGTTCCGTTATCAAGAGTCCACTTGAATGTTACTCTGTGTCCACCTTCAATCTGTGTAATGGAGTCAATTGTGCAGTTTTTACCTCTAATGGTTCCACCGCCAGCTATAGAATTATTTGTATACGTATTGGATATGGCAACAGCCTCTTCTCCTGTTAATCCCATTGCGTAACCTCCTTAAACCCATGTTTCGTTTTCTGCATCATAGAAATGTACTTCCTGAGTGTCCATTTCCAAGAATGAAGAGCCATTTTTGATGATTGTTCCTTCCCAAGTGCCAGTCGGCTTGGAATCCCCAGCCATTCCTTTGAACGCGAATGTTGCAATCTCATTGTTTCCTTCTGCTCTTGTCGCTGTTACCATGATTAATCCTCCTTATTGTTATCTACTGCTTTACCATCTACCCAAGCCTCACAAAAGGCGTAGGTTCCGCTACTAAGAATTGTGCAAATCAGTCCAATACCCACAACAACATCATTGTTAGAATGTAAGCCAGCAATGCTTGTTCCAACAGAAGCAAGGAAAGCCGCAACACAAAGCCAAAACTTCCTACTCTTAAGTTTTTCCATCTGAATCCTCCTTGTTTAGTTTGTCTCTCATGATTTCTATAGCTCCGGTTATAAGAAGCTCCACTGCTCCACCTCCGAGGCCATACTGAATCAGGGTATCCGGAACACTGTCTTTGATCCAGAAGGTTATCCAGGCAACAATCACAAAAACAATCCAATAGATAAGCACTCCCTTCACGATCTTGTCTATTTTCTTGGATTTCTTTTTCTGTTCTGGTTCTGATTTCTTGCAACGTTCCAATCCTGATTTCATTTATTTCCTCGCTAAATGCTTTTGGAGTGTTTCTTTTGCTTTTATGAGGTCTTCTGTCTGCTCGTACTTGGTGGACTGGCAGAAGGCAATCTCAAAATCAATGAAAGCCAGCATGGAAGTAATGAATACCTCGTTGGTGTCATGCTGCTCTCTATGCTTTTGATGTGAACTGTCCAGTGACTTCTGCATATCTTTTAGAAGTATGTCCTGAGTATCCATTCTCTTCTCCAGCGCCTTTATCTGCTCTCCAAGAGTTGTCTGTGGCTTAGTTAGGAAGGTCTTAAGGGCCCAGATCATGATAGTTAGATTTCCGACAGCTAAAGCGGTCTGTAAATATGGCAATATGTTCTGGACCATGTTTAATTACCTCCAATGAAAAAGAGCTACCACCTTTGACAGTGATAACTCTTGTTGTTTAATGTTTTTTGCTTTTCTTATTTCTTGGCTTCCTGGTAATTGCATCCTTGTAGTCAAACATCAACATATAAGATAACATCCGGAGATGGTCTTTGTTCATTCGTCCGTCATAGATTGCAGTTGAAAGATACAAACGGTTATAACCCATCTCCAAGGATAACTCTATTAAGTTGATGTTGCTGCTGTCACATATGGCTTTCAGGTAATCACTCTTTACCCATACCATGTCTTCCGGTGGAGTCTTAAGCTTGTCTCTCTTTGGAATTTCCATGTTCCTAACCCCCTTTTCTAAAGTGGGATAAGAATAGCATCAACTCTGGATTTCCACAATGCAATATCCTTGTATAATATGATAATACAGCCAGTGTCTATGCGGTTTTCAGCAACTTGTTCACAAAACTTTCATAATATCTATGAATTCATCCATTTAGTAAACAAATACACCTTTAAGTCAATCATCATGATACCGTTTGCGAGTGACGGCATTACAAAGAAGTCAAACGAAGTTCGCTAGAATAATACGTTTTTACTGAGCAAAATACCACAGTGTACCACCTATACTTCCGAAAATATCTTTCCAAGTGAATCCTGTGTTTGTGATGTTGAAGAAAATTCTAGCATTTGCAGCACTTCCTGTGTTTAATGTGAATAAAGTAATATAACCCTCACTTCCTGTTGTCTGTGCTATATATTGCGTTGTGCTGATTCTTTCATCGTATACAGAAACCATATACTGTGAATTGGAAGTATACTTCCAGATCGTTACAACTTGCTTTGGTTTTGACCCAA